TGAGAACCAGCAGCAGCTTGGGCTGGAGTTAATACGCATATACAATATAATGACGAAGCGTATACATCTGACAACCATAAATAGCTGAAGCCTAGAACTGTTGCGTCTTCTTGTATTGTCAGAACTGCTTTATTATTAGCATTACTTCCAGCAACACCTGATAATAGTCCTGATATTTTAACATATCGTCCACCAGCAGGAACAGTTACTGTTACAGATAATCCAGTTAAATCTACTTCAGATGTTATCGTAGTTTGGTTTGATGTATAGAATACTTTGCCAAGTAGGTTAGTTAATATCTTATCATTAGTTATTTCCCCTGCTAGTTTAGAACTAACAATCGCAGCACTAGCTGAGATATTGTCGTTTGTAATTCCACCGTTGTAGTCACCTACTATTGTAGTGATCGGTGTGTTGTAATCAGCTGCGTCAACTGTGTCGCCGTCTGCTGGTAATGAAACTGTTATTGTTGCCATATTAGTAACTCCCTGTATTATTATAATTTAATTGATTCTGTGACTGTAATAATGCGTCTTCTAGTGTGCTAGATGTCGTGTTGCCAGCACCAACTAATGAAGCATAGTTTTGCATTTTTGCATTTAACTGTGCCGTAATCATATTTATTTTGTTTATGGCCACTTCTTTTGTATCAGCAGTCGTAGGTAGAATCTTCTTATACTTTTCTTCGTCTTCTTTGTGTAGGACACCCTCTTCAAGTGCTTTACCTACAATTTGGCGAGTTTTATCAATCATAGCCCGTAAGGTCTGTTGGTCAACGTCATAAGGATTCATTGAGCGTAGTCGTCCCATAATAGGATCAACTGTTCCGCTACCGGTAGATATAGCATTAGCTAAGTTACTCAGTTCGTCCAGTGATGATTGGTAATCTGATATGTTACCGGATATGACAGAACTATATTTATTAGTCGTATCAGTACCACCATATATAGTGGCTATTTGATTGTAGTAATCTATATATTTAGCAGCATTGGTTGGGTCTCGTTGTAGGTCATATAACAAGGCCTCACGAGGGTATGGGCTTGAAGTTTGAGGCTGTTGGGTGTATTGTGAGTCCATGTTAGGAACATTTGTTATCATATTTGTAGTAGCGTTAGTCATATCTGTACTATTAGAATTATTTTGTAATTGACCACCTTGACTCGCCAACCCATTGAGTGCGCCTACGCCACCTATTCTAGTGGCAATGCCACCTATTGAGTTACCGATCATCGGAGTAGCTGTTACTGTCTGACCAGTTCCCCTATTCAATATAGCTTTAGAAACTGGTCGTGAGTTTACTAATAGGTCTACCCAAGTTCCTGGTTTTGTTACATCAAATTTACCGAGTTTGAACCCGCTCGTTTTTTCTACGGCTCTTGTGCGACCTAATATCTCTCGTAAATTGATAAGTTTAGACTGGTCATCTAGCCCATTGGCGATAGTTGGGAATCTGGTCTTTAGTGCATCTCTCAATGTATTAGCCTCTAATTTCTGTGCGGCAGTAGCCACAGCATCGCCAGTATCATCAAGTATCGATTTTCCAAACTTAGCATTTGCAGTCCTTAAGGTTTTAAGAGCATCTGTAACTGTTATGCCTTTGGCATATTTAGATTCAGCATCAGCAATTATCTTATTTATCTGATTAAGTCTTGCTCCACCACCTAATTCTTTACTAATAACCTTAGCTTCTTTTTTCAGTGATTTAATTATGTCGATTGCATCTATGCGAATATTTGAACCAGTTGTTCTAGCAACACCCTGTATGCCTTCTTCAAGACTCTTAATAGTAGCTTGTAATGGACCACCCTTACCAGTTGCTCCTATAATTTCATCAGCACTCCCACCAAACTTAGCGGCAATTTTAGCTAAGTCAGTTGGGTCTATGCCCTGGTCTAATAACTTCTTTGTCTGTGGTGTAGTTAATTTTAGTAGTGAAGTAGTGGCTTTATTTTCTAGTGATGTTCCAATAGTTTTGCCGACACCCTTGCCAACCAATTGTTTAATGGGTGTCATAGCCGCCTTAGATGCAGCCTGTTTAGCAACGGATAACCCAGCACCCTTAAGTAGTGAGCCAGCTCCGGCAACAGCACCTTTAGCTAGTTTAATAGGACCAGCACCGAATAATGCTCCAAGTGCGCCCTCTTTTAGTACGTTCTTGCCAACATCTTCGCCCATAATAAGGTTTTCGATAGCTTCGCCAAGTGCTGAACCAGCACCAGCACCAGCAGCCGTTCCTGCGATTGGAGCGATAAATGAACCACCGATACCACCTAAAATACCACCAGCAGTTGAGATTTGGTCAAGCCAGAAGTTCTTAGATTTTGTAGTAGGTTGTGGTTGACTTGCCTTAATTTGGTCTTGGTATGCCTGATATTCTTGTAATGTGTTAAACGTCGGCTTACTGGCAGTCATATTGGTAGGTATATTTGTTGGTGCTTTGTATTGTTCTTGCCAATCCATATTATCTCCCCATCTGTGGTAGCCCAAATAGTTTAGCCATATATGATTCTGCTGGAGTTCGTTTTAATGCACTAGTAGCGATATTTCTGCCAACACTTTGTGTAGAGCCAGATACAAATGGTTGAGTATAAGTTCCAGTCGCTCCGATTGCTTCTAATAGTGGTTTCATTTCTGCTGGAGCATTTGTGAACTCGCCATTACTATTTACAATGTTGAGTGCTATTTTAGCGTTACGATCACCTTTTGCCGCCATATCCTTAAGTAGTTGTTGTACCGGAGTGCCGGTCATATTAGCAAATTGGATAGCAGTTATTGGTGTACCGACAGCATCTTTGAAGTTATATCCTTTAGTGGCATCATATTCGTAGTATGGTTTAGAAGCCTCAGTTGCTTTTGTAAAATAGTCGGCGAAGTTTGTAGGGTTAAATGCAGATGCAGAGGTCGCAGCACGATTTCTTGCGTTTTCTTGTTCTGTAAACAATCTATCTTGTTCTGTCTGATAGATATTTTGTGCAGCAGTATCACGTCGCTCATTGATAGCGTTAATAGCATCTTGCATTGAAGTTGCCTGTTGTGTTCCGGCAGTTCTTAAGTTTGCCAAAGCTGGCATATATTCTGTGGCTGTATATTTAGCCTGTTCACTTAGTGGAATACCACCAAAAGCAATACCAGTGCCACGTCGTCTTGCGCCTGATAGAATATCACCGAATGCCGACTGCTGTTTAGCACCTAGAGCAGTCTCGGCTGTTTGGATTTGTCCTGGAATTAGTGCCTGTTGACTCTGAATAGATTGAATCTGAGGCTGATAAGTTGGGTTTAACTCTGCGATGATTTGGTCGAGTGTGCGTGCTGTGGCCATATTACTTCCAGATAGCCCATGTATAACTGAATTATAACACTAAAAACACAATACAACAATATTGAATTACCAAACAAAAGTAGGGGATATTTGGTCAATGACGGTTGCAGGAATTGGTTTAGACAGGTCAAACCTTGATATAACTCTCTGGAATGAGTCCTCAATAACCTCTGGCTCAAATCTTTCAGGGTATTTATATTTTAATCTATAAAGTAACTTCTGAAGTTGAAACTGTGTTGGTATCTGACTATACATTAAATCTTGTAGAGTAGGATAGACAATATCAGTCTCAGTTACGATGTTATCAATCTTAGTTTGGGTGGCTATTGGTAATATTTCATAGAACTGCGTATTATCAGTAACTATCTTAGTCTCGTTATAACCTTTATAATCTACTGGTATAGTTTCAGTTAAATTGGCACTCGTAATAATAACAGAACCAACTACTAGACTGAGTATTGTTATTGACGAAATCAATAATGGTTTCATACTAACAGTAAATCACACTTTTAACTATTTGTCAATGTTAAAAGGGTGGAACAAATGTTCTTACTCTTACGGTAACTGTTCTAGCAGTCTTAGTAACTGACGCACTTGGACCGCCATAAAATACTACGACTTGGACTGTTACTGTTGTAGCATCACTTTTATATACGTTAATATCGCCCTGATATTGTGATGCAGACGAGGCGTTTTCTACAAAGAAGAATGCGTTACTTTTCCACCTGCGAGTAGATAGTGGATAATTTATATCATATTCAATCGGTGAACCTGTTGAACCTACAATACCAGACCCAGTAAAGACCTGAGGTGTTCCAGCAGTTATTGAAGTGGCTGGTATCGCTACGGTAATCGTAACAGTTTCACTATCATTAGCAATAGTAGCGTAATCTGAACTCATAATATATTTAGCTGGTCTACTCATCTAAATAACACCTGAAGTGTATTTTATCGTATGTGGTAGGATTCAACCAAACTATTTGCGTATCTGTTATATGGACACCAGTAGATTGTGCGGCAATACTTATCTCTTGACCAGATATGTTTCTTGATGTCGTAGTTCCTGTTTGTTCCCATATCTGCACTCTTGGCACATAGCCTAGATTATGCGAAAAAGTTGGAGATACAGATGTTAATATTCCAGCATGAAATAATTTCATATAGTTATAGTCAGTATTTAGAACAAAATTACTACCTTGATTCTCCGTTGCTGGGACTACGCTTGTTTCACTTGCATCACTAGGTTGAAAACAAAACACTCTATAATAAAGAGTTTTAGTTGCGCCCGATAAATTATATTTGTCTATTAGAATGTTTGTTGCGTTCGCATGAACAGCATAGTATTGACCAGCAAGAGTAGTGTTTATAGTTGACACATAATCGGCATCTCTAAACTCATTAGTAATTGCAAAATCAGAAGTATTAGACCACTGTAAAATTGCTAATGGCTTAAATGGTAATCCGTGAGCAATCGTTATACCAGGAAACTCAGATGTCGTATTGGGGACACTGACACTACCACTCGTCATATAGACTATTTTGTCCATTGAGTAGTCTGAATCTAGTAGGAACTTGCGATGGTCGGTCATACTATGCCTCCAATTCGGTAATAACGTCAACTCCAGTTTTAGATACCCAAGTGCCAGGTCGTCCATCATCAGGTGCTTGACCTATCAAAATGCGTCTAACCCCACTGTCGTCGCTTATAACTAGTCCATACTTTCCAATGGCATATTTGCCTATTATCACAGCAGGACTGCCGGTAGAGCCGTTAAATACCTTTACTTGTTGTTCTTTGTTGAGTGAGCGAACCATATCGTTAAGTTGGCCGTAATTTTGAACGGTTGAGTTAGTCGTTATAATCGGACGAAACGGCATTAGCGTATCCTTCTGGTTTGTAGAACCAGTGTGTGTCCCAAGAACTTCTGTGGTTGCCTAGTTGCGTAGTGTTTGTATCTAATAGCAAAACGCCTGTATTCACCTGGTATGTATAGGCCAGATTGCGTTTCAGCAGAAGTTCCATAAACTGCACCACTTCCGTAGGTAATACCACTTCCGTAAGTAATACCAGAACCCTGTACGTTAGGCGTGTCATAGACAGTCCAGTTGTTTCTAAGGTCATAAGCATACTCACAACTAATCGTATAATTTCCACTCTGACAGCCAAATCTAGGTTGCCAGTCCCTAATTTCTTTTAAGACAGCAGGTGATGCGCCAATCATATAGTGAGTTCTAAGTTCAAAGTTTATTAAACCACCTAAGTTAGAATAGTCATTTGAACTTAATTCCTGATAATAAACCTGCCCAAGTCTTGAACTTCCGACTATTAGTTTGTCACCATCTCTGAACCCAGTAACTGCACGACTGACAAAAGCGTTAGTGTCGTAACTTTCCGTAGTTCCACCGGAATCACCATAATTCAACGAGAACACATAGCATTTACTATTAAATGTATCAGCACTTAAAGTAACCCATAAATATAGTCGGCCTTTGTTGATTATTATACAGGATTTGTCCTTATTTGGTAGATCAACAATCTCTTGATAGATGTCAGTGCTTAGAAGTTTAGCTTCTGAGCCGTTGGATTGATAAACACCATCGTCGGATAGATAGTAAATTGAATTAGCATCTGAACATAAGGTTTCTTGAGAGTAAGTTCCCTTCTGGTCTGGTGCTTCATCTATTGAGAAAGTAGCATTGTCATTGCCGGATATAATAAACTTGTTGTTTAGCGTGCTGATAATCAAGTATCCGTTTAGTGGCATTAAGGCAGTAATTGGGTCGCCTGTGTTTGGTGAATCAGCATAGATTAAGTCGGTGGAAGTAAATATCTCATACTCCCCAAAGTTGGAATATACCAAAGCCGTTGTATCTAGTGTAGGCACAAGGAATAACAGACCTTTGTGTGAACAGATTAGTGAGTAGTTAGTAGAACTAACCTGTGATTCAGTGGTGAAGTCCCATTTGCGAAGTCCATCGTATCCGTTGATGTAATACACAATGTCGTTCACGGTAACAAATCTATAATATGTAGCGCTAGAACTCAAACCAGTCTTTACTTCGGTTAATGCACCGGTAGTATCGTTGACTGAGTATAGAACAGTCCCTTTTGCGAATAGAGTAACCTTTGTACCATCGGCTTTATAAGCACGATGTAACCCTAATACCCCACCACTTGTGGCGTAAGTTTCTTTGAAGTTAAGAGCAAATGTATTAGTTGCCCAAGTAATGCCAGAGTCGGTTGATGATAATGCTGTCGTCTCGGCTGTTGTGCTACTCCAACTATATGAACCTGATGCTACACCTTGTGTATAAACTACAATCCAATAATCAGTTGATGTAACTAGGGCAGGTGCTTCAGCAAATCTAGCCGTTATGTAGGCATAGGTTGAACTAAGTGCCGATGATGCGATTGATGATGTTGCTAGTAATATACCTGGCTCACCTGTTGCATCGCTCCAAATCTCAACAATTATCGTACCAGTGGCACTTGCGGCATTCTTTAGGTTAAGTTCTATCTTATCAAGTCGTTGCGTTACTGTTGAAGTAAATATTTGGGCGAGTCTTGTCGTATTGTTGAATGATTGGCTTGCAGCACCAGCAGTTGAGTCTATCTTGTCGTTTTCAGTTGCTCCAGCAGCCGCAGAGTAATAATCAAACCCTTTACGAGTACCATATTCTCCCAAAGTGTTAATACGAGCGTCTTGTGCCAATCGCCATAAGTTTGAGCCACCATCTTTGACTGGAAACTTATCATTAGACAGAAATGAGTTATAACCTAGACTATAATCGTTTATCTCATAGCTAGTTGTGGGACTTCCCGTTGATGGGATAGTGTTAGAAGTTCTTTTTGCCCAGGCCATATCTATTTATCCTCATTCTAGCCGGTGTTCCGACTTGTGGTTGACTACATTTTAATACTAGTTTTTGTAGTATTTCGTCATACTTATTTTGGAGGATAGCAGCTTGATCATAATTATCTTTAACCTGCATAACTCTGTAAGCAGCACCCATAATTAGTAATTCTTGAAACTCACTAGGTATTTCTGGCACATCAGCATCAGCGCTTAGTTCGGTAGGTTTCTTATAGAAGCGTAGTGATACTGTATATGCGTCATTAGGTACTGGATAGACTTTAATCGTATCAGCATAGATATACCATTTGTCTGGTACATTGGCAGGGTGTCGTGTCGTGTCGTCTGGGTCAGGATACATTGAATCGACAGTCTGAGTATCCATATAGGTTAATACTTTTTCTCGGCCACTAGATGTCAAAGTAATGTCCATTGCTTGAACATAATCAGTTGGTAGGCCTGTTCCGTTTGTGATGTCAGATACATTTGCAGTTAAAGTATAGGCCTGAACATCCTGCATAAATGGCAAACGATATTCGTTATAGACATCATTTTGCGTATCGTTAATATAACTTTTGATTTCAGCACTTGAATAACCAGTGTCTCGTATTCTTTGTTGGACTCTAGTTACTGTTGTTCCAAGATTGTAGGCCACTTGTTACTCCAACTGCCCGTGATATGTTTATTATATCACAATAAATTACTTTTTACGCTTAGATTTACCAGCCTTTGATAAAGCTATGGCAATCGCTTGTTTCTGTGGTTTACCAGAGTGCATTTCTGTCCTAATATTTTGACTGATTACTTTTTTGCTTGTTCCTTTTTTTAGTGGCATATTATTCTCCTTTTATAAGTATCCGCATAAACCATTAAATTGAACACCGTTATTATAAAGAGTGTTTGTTGAGACTTTTACTTCCATCTGAGATAGAATATACAGAGTTGTTTTAGATGTAATGGTGTAGAAAGTATGCCAGACAAAACCTTGCCTTATATACTCTGCTACAACAGCTGCACCTCTGGCATTAGCAAGTGCATCGCTATTATTGGTAGTTGAATATGCTGCTAGGATTGACCTGTTTCCAGCACCATCGGCAGAAATACCATACTGCACTTGTATGAACATATCCATCACCCAGTTTCCAATAGGCAATGTTATTGTCCTATTGCCCAAGTTATACCAAGTAAATGCATCGGCAGATGCTTGAGATGCGTTTGTATATACGTTATAGGTTATTGACCACTTAGTTGTATCCATTGGGAATCCGACTGGTGCTTTTACTGTTGAGTAGTTATTAACTGTGATAGCACTATCAGTCATAATGTGTAAGGCAGCATTATTTACTGGGTTTATTTCGTGCAGGAAGGTTATATTGGTGTATCCGCCAGAATAAGCACCAACTACGGTTATTATTCCATAAACAATGTTACTATTATTTGTAAACTTTATTCTCATACCAGCACTATATTTAGCAGTAACATCAGCCTGAACTCTAAATATGCCCGTTGGGTCATCAACCGATACAAACAACCAAGTCTCATTAGCGGCAACCCAACCACCCCAGTTTTGTACTACGGGTGTATCAATCGTTTTATTAGTAAGTATTTGTGTCCCATCTATCGTACATACGCTTGTAGATGCAGTTCCTGGTGTAGTTACTTTCAAGTCAGCACCAGCCAATGTAACAACATCGCCTGCTTGAGTCAAAGTAGCATCTCCACTATCCCAGTTAATTACACCACCTTCAGCTAAGAATAAGTCAGAGAACGCCGTACCAGCTTGTCCGATATATGCACCATCGTTGGCATCTGGCATAAGTCCTGTATTTGAAGTAATCGTCGTCCCTACTATCGTACTTGGTGTTGAAGCACCGATTGTAGCACCATCTAAAGTGCCACCATTTATATCAGCAGTTGTAAGAACAGCCGAAGCCGATGTTAATACGCCAGTTGAAGAGTTAAACGTCAGATTGGTATTTGTCTTTGGCGCAAGTGAACCAGATACATCAGTAACAAATAACACCGAGCAACTAGTATCGCCTGTTTCGGCGGCAACTGTTACTGTTCCAGCATTACCAGTTACAGACGTAGGGGCAGCCATCATAGCGTGTTTGTGGTCTTGTCTAGCAGCCTCAGCAGCAGTTCCAACAGCAGCGTTATCACCAAATGCTTGTGTAGATGGTGCTGTGGCGTTGAATAAGGCTTTATTAGAATAGACAGTTTCACCGTTAGTAATACCAACATAGTTATATAGACCAGACGCAGGGGCAGTCGCTTTTAAGAGTAGTCCGTGATTAGTCGTATTGGCGTTAAGGTCAGTATTATTATCTGGTGTGGCAAAGTCATCTAGTTTAGTAGCCACGATAGAGGTGTTGGCTGCGTTGTCGCCTGTATTAGTTCCAGAAGTGTTGCCTATTACAGTATTTTGAGCAGATGTCATGTGATAATACTCTGACGCTGCGCCTCCCTGAAGTCCCGATAGGTCATTGTGTGATGTTGCTAGTGGGGTTGAAAAGTGTGAATATCTTGTCGTGCCGTTGTGTGAGAAGTAGACTGACCTTGAACCGTTTGATACTCCGAAGAAGGCTGATGCTAGGGTATCGGTTGCTAGGACTGTAAATGCTCCCTGAACAGTAGAAACTTTATAAAGTTGAAGTCCAGTCCACGGAGTTCCAACAGTAGCGACGTTATTTATCTCACCAGTTGTTACTCCGAATAGTTTCTTATGGACTGAGAAGGCTACTGCACTTTGATTATTATAAGTTGCTGGGACTGTTATTGTTACCTCTGTATCTGAAACGATTGAGGCTATCCTAAAGAGTCCAGTTGTGGTTTGTAAGAATGAATCTGAATCTATTGTTCCACCTACATCTATTTTTGTCGGTGCAAAAGGTGTTCCTGTTGAAGCCGTGGCTGTCCTTGTAGTAGTTCCAGCTGTTCCTGTGGTTGTAACTGTTCCAGCTTCTACCCTTACACGATTAACTGTTTGTGTGAGCGAAGTTACGTTTATTGCGCTTGACACGCCAGCCCATATATTGAACTCCCATACACCACCAGCAATAGTTGTTTTGCCTATTGGTGCAGTGTTTAGATAAGTTCCATACATTACTGTAGAGTTATTCATTGTAATCGTATCGACATCTTCAGTTGTGGTTATTGGGGTTTTAGAGAGAGTTTTAATTGGATAGGTTGATTGCGCACCCGATGCTGTTATAGTGGTGTCGTCTGGGAACATCTCTACTCCTGAGCCAGCAGAAACAGCCCCGACTTTATATTCTCTCGTTATATTTATATATACACGTCCAGTAGTGGCGTTCTTTAACATCACCCTACCAACTCTAATATCATAATCACCTGTGTTAGGTTTTACGTTTGTGAGCATACCAGCAGTATCAGCACTCAGGTAAAGGACATCATTTAACGCCCAAGCGTCCGTATCCATATTGTTGACGTGTCCCCTAATCGTTACATAGCCATATTCTGTTGGTGCTATTGTCGTTGAAGTAACCACGCCTAGAACATTAGATGTTGCGTCTGCGTCTCCGAGTGCTAGTGAGATACTTGGGACACCTGCTTGAGTTCCTGAAGTATAAACGACTTTACCTTGACCGATAGTCGAGGCAGTTCCATTGTAAACATAAGCCATTGTTTCTTGACCTACTTGTAATCTAACATCATCTTCTAGTTCTACTACTGGCGTTTTCCAATCTACGTCCCAGTAAAGTTTACCGATTGAAGCATCACCTATTGTTGGAGTAAGTCCTAGTTGTAATCCATCATCAAGTATTGGTCTACCTTGAACTGTTTGAGGAGTGCTTTGGTCTAGTTTTAAGAAAGGCAAGGATAGTTCTGTTTCATCAACACTTATTGCGCCTGTTGCGTCATCGTAGTCAAGTCCATTTCCTACTGCGTTTCCTACTGCGTCTTGTGCCATCTCATCTGTATATTGTGTGATAGAACCAGCCGCCATAAAATCAGCTGCTTTTTTGCCCGAATCTTTAATAAGTTTCCCAGTTGTAGTATCAAACGCTGCAAAATTACTATCTACTGCTCCCGTTGGTCCTGAAACATCGCCACTACCACTTTGTGCATCTGCACTAAGAACTCCATTTCCATCTATTGATAATCTAGTTCCAACCTTAACACCACCTAATGTAGAAGCCGAGGCAGTTGGTAATGTATAAGAACCACCTTGTGTGTCTGCATTTATTGTGAAGTTTGGATAAGTTCCAGTTACCGACGTAATATTAGTTCCAGCTGTTATAGCAACAGTCTGGTCTGGTTTAGAGTTCGTTACGATTGGATTTGCTGGGTCAGTGTTATCTACTGTAATGCCATTTCCAGCCACTACTGAGTCAACACTACCAGTGCCACCGGATGCAGATACGACACCTTGTTCATCTATTGTAAGGCCAGTACCTAGTTTGATACCACCAAGTACGTCAGGTTTGGCCATTGGTAGGTAGTATTCGTGAGCGTTCGTGCCATTACGACCATTTTGTCCAGGATAACCCTGTTCACCTTGATCACCTTTGTCACCCTTATCTCCCTTAGCACCTTGGTCGCCTTTTGCACCGGTATTACCTTTGTCACCCTTATCGCCCTTGCTTCCATCAAAATAATCAGTTCCTTTAATTGGTGAATATCCGTCTAGGCCAGTATCACCTTTGTCACCCTTGTCGCCCTTGTCACCAGTAAGTCCTTTATCACCCTTATTGCCTTTGTCTCCCTTATCGCCTTTGTCACCCTTAGCACCAGTAACTTTAGTGAGTGAACTTATTGCTTCAGATAATTTATCTAAGTTTAGGTTTTCAACAACTACGTCTAATGGCTCTTTGAGAGCGTCAGAAATAGACTTTACATCATTGGCCAGTGCTTCTTCTTTGTCATCTTCAGTTTTAGCTAATCGCTTGCCTTTGATTATATCCTTATAGTCCATGGTTGCTTTCTTAGCCCGTATGTGGCTATTATAACATTGAAATGCCGTTTTTGCAGTATGTAATGTTAGAATCTGTGTTAGAATAAAACTTTTGTTGATTTGTGACTAACCCATTAGGTATGGTTTCGTTGCGTGGATGATACTGATGCAATGCCCTAATTTCTTCATTAACTTCAAAAGGCAGACCAGCACGAACCCATCTAGCACCAAAATCGTTATCTTCATAGGCATAACCTTTCATAAAATCTTCGTCCCAACCATTTATCTTTTCAATGTCGGATTTATTAAACATCGCCAAAAAATACATTCCTGGGTCATCGGCACGATATATCTTATTGACAAGACTAATCCCCAATGTTCCATCTTCTTTTGCATCATAGACTTGGCATACAATATTCTTCCCAATAAATCCTTCTAGTTGTGGTAAAACGTCAGTCAATGGCCTTACTTCAGGACTTGTTATGATAATTTGGTCATATTGGGCATTGCGAACACCTATATTTAATGCTTTGCTGGGGTTAAATCCTATTTCGTGTTCATACGGTATCAAACGAACATTCTTAGTTAAGTCATTATCTTCAAGATACTTAAATACAGCGTCATAACTACGAGTCGGCATAACGAACTCTTTAACTTGTGGATAACTATCATATACCCGTTTGGTAATTTTGAACTGTTCTAGTCTATTGGTGTCAATCGGCATTATTATTGAAAACATAATATTCCTTTACTATTTTGCTAACTATACTACCATTATCCAAATAGTCACGCATATTGTTTTGGTATTTCTTAGCAAGTGGGTGACCATTAAACCAGTGGAATCCAATAGTTTCATTTGTAGTCTTGTCGGTGTTTCCGTAAAACATTCTTTCTATGTCTGTACTATAAACACCATCATAATCGGTTTCCGGTGAATATGGATAAACGATTTGGGATGGTAAATTGTATATTTTGTCATTTGGATATTTAAGTACCATTGTTTCGTAATTTTTGAACAAGTTTGCATAAACTCTAGTCCCCAATGACTGATAGTCGTCTTTGTGATTGACACGAATACGCCTAATGATTTCTTGCATAAGATCTATCATGACTTGTTGCTTCGGTCTTGATATTATAAATCCGTTTGACCAAAAGCCTTGATACGAAATTGTATAGTTAAAATCGTTTTCAAGTAATTTATCAATTGGTCTAATAAACAAGAAGTCTATGTCGGACCATACGCCACCATATTCATAAAGTAAATAACAACGAACATAATCTGACCTCTGTATTTCGTGTAAGTGATATGGCAGACCAATGTTGCGTAAGTCTATCTCTTTATATTCACACATACTCTGGAGTTTATCTGAAAAATCATCACCTATATATGACGTTGATTGTTCGCCACTTGCCCAATCTGGTGGTTGATTGTTTGGTTCTTTTGGATACCAGAGCCATACTTCCCAATCGGGATTATGTGTCTTAAATGTTAAGACCGTGAGATATTGTAAAAAAGATACCCTACCACCGCCCCAATATAAATGTAAGATGTGGGGTATCATAGATGTCCTTATCTTTTGTGCCAGACATATTTATTAACGTATGGTGTATATCCAAGAATAACATTTAGAACTCTATCGGAGCAGTTGTCCACATTATAGTCAACCGGTATAACAGTAGGTGCTTTAGCTATTTCTAGGCATTGTAGGATGTTTTCCTTATCAACCCCAGTAATTAGTAAACTGCCCACATCTACGGCTTCTGGGCGCTCTACGGCGTTCCTAATGGTGATTGCAGGGAACTTTAGGATTGTACTTTCTTCAGCTATTGTTCCACTGTCCGTAATGACACATTTAGCGTTTATTTGCAGGTGTACATAATCAAAGAAGCCAAATGGTTTACATAGATGTATGCGATCGTCTAACTTAATATTTAACTCATCTAGTTTTTTTCTAAATCTAGGGTGTGTGGTAACTATTATAGGAATGTTATACTTGTCCACTATGGCTTGTAATGTATCTATCAGTATCATCAGGTTCTCTTTGATTTCAGTGTTCTCGTCCCTATGGATACTAACTAAGAAATATTGTTTTAGACCCCATTCCGAAAACTCATAGCCTAACTCTTCTAATATTTTACTTGCCTGTATTTTAGGCAGATACTGGTTAAATATCTCCTTCATAGGTGAACCCATTATAAATGTACGGTCTTTAGGTGCGCCCTCTGCTAGTAGGTAACGACGTGAGTTTTCGGTATAAACCATATTAACATCGCCGATGTGGTCAAGTATCATACGGTTGATTTCTTCCGGCACGTTTAAGTCAAAACATCTATTACCTGCTTCCAAGTGGAAAATAGGTATTTTCATACGTTTAGCAATAATTCCACCTAAGGCCGAATTGGTATCCCCAAGTATAACAATGGCATTTGGCTTCTCTTTAACTAAGACCTTTTCGGTTTCAACGAGTATCTTAGCGATTGTCTCAGCCAAAGTCCCACCACCTACATTTAAGAAGTAGTCAGGTTTGCGTAGTTCCAAATCACCATAGAATATCTCGTTAAGTTCATAGTCGTAGTTCTGTCCAGTATGCACGATAATGTGTTCAACACTCTTATCTAGTTTTTTCATAATAGATGAGAGTTTGATTATCTCTGGACGAGTGCCAAGTAGAGTAAGGACTTTCATTATTCAATCCATTCTGGGTGGTTTTGTTGCCACTTAATAGTTTTCTTCATACTGTCCTCAAATGATACTTTGTTTTTCCACCCAAGAGATTCAAGTTTATTGCCGTCAAGACCATAGTGTATGTCGTGTGCTGGATTGTCTTTGTGGAAGTCTTGTAGTTTATATTTAAGTTCTTTGCCCATATACCCAGCAATTTTCTGTGCTATTTCAAGATTGGATAAGCAAACATCGCCTACTATATTGTATCTGTCTGGGTCATCTTGCATACCTTGTTGGTGTTGGTGTGGAGTTGTCTCAGTTAGTAAGAATAATAGGGCATCGGCAGAGTTTCTTGAATGAATATAGAAGCGAGTGCCAATTTCTTTATCGTTGCCGTGTATTGTAACAGTTTCACCATTTTCTACGGCCTTTTGGACCATAACGGGGAACTTAGATGATGATTGCATTTCACCAAAGTTATTCATTGTGTTAGTAATGATTAGTTTAACCTGACCAGAACGCCAGTAGCAGTAACACAAGTCTTCAGAAGCTGCCTTAGAAGCCGAATAGGCGTTAGATGGTCGGTGTGTTTCCCATTCCTTGTGTCCGATTCGAGGTGTTTTAACAGAACCATAGACTTCATCGGTTGAAAAGTATATAAACGCTTCGTGTGGTGTCTCTTTGGCGTATTCAAGCATAGTAAGAGTTGATTCAATGTTGTTTTTGATGACCCAAACAGGATTTTCTACTGAAAAGAACACATCTGACATAGCCGCCAAGTGAATAATGTAGTTTATATCACCGATTTCCTTCATTGTAGCGTTAGAAATAGGACAAGTTAAGTTATGTGGAATTATTTTGATACGGGATGACCACTCTGGGTGATCAGTGAGGCTGTGTGTAATCCTATCTCTATACCCTTTGTGCTGGAACGAATCAAGTCCGACTATTTCCCAGTCGGTATTTAACATAATATGGTCAAGAACGTGGATACCTATGCTCCCACTTAGTCCGGTAATTAAACATCTTTTCATTTTACTTCCTCCTTTATTTTATTTAATTGTTCTTGACAACCTCTGTCGCCCATAGTCTTAATGTAGTACTCTGGATAATCTTTCCAGTTAGTTTTGTTGGCGAATGTCCTAGCTAAATCTTCAGTCATGTGTCCTGATAGATAACCGTGATAAGTAATCAACCTGCTAAACTTTGAATCCTCTTGTAGTGCAGACTTTCGACCATCGTCCCACCTAAAATCTTCATATCTTAATCCGTCATCATAGACTTGACGTGAAATAATGTTCGGACCACCAACACAACCAGGCCAAGGGTTCAAGCACTTCCCATTGATATACATTTCTCTTAAAACAGCCTTTGGTGCTTCAATGGCTTCGTGGTCCAATCCTAACTGGCCAAGTTCGGGTATCTTCTTGAAATAATCGGCAGCGTTAGTATCCCAACCCATTTTAAGTTCCATGTCGTTGTCTAGGCGCATTAGGTGAGTAGCTTCTGGGTATTTCTTAAGACCTTCTTCCCAACCTATGTTTGTAGCCTTGCCTGGATAGTAGTTGTCTGGGTTGAATATAACTAGGTCGGCTTTATTTCTATGTGTCAAAGTATCTAAATATTCTTTAGTGCCGTCGGTTGAGTTGTTATCCACAATCACCAAATAGTGAGGAACTGTTATCGTGTCGTGTAGGTATCGGAGCGTGCGTTTCGTATATTCTAGGCGGTTATAAGTTATCATTACAATTAGTAAGTTCATTTCATACCTCGCTATCATCTATTGTTAAATATCGTTTAGGTGGCTTCTCGCCCATGCGTAGTCGTATAAGTTTATTGGCGTGCTTCCGGCTACACATAATCTCTTTGCCATCAACCATCACAGTCGTCAGTTTACCCTCTGGTGCTGTTGGCCACTTCCTTATTATTTTAAGTAGGCTATTCTTTTGTAGTTTAGTCCACTCTTCAATGATATGTTGGCCGTTATTAGAACCTGATTTACCAAGTGATACAAGTTTACGTTGACCAAGTGCGAACCCAACATCGTGAATTGGTATAGGTATAGCTAATCGCCTCAGTGTGATACCAAAATTGACATCGTGTAGTCCATAGCCACCGTTATCTTTACCTCTTGGCACACCGACAATCTTAATATAGCCAGTCATCTTGCGGATATTCCAGCATATATCTGTTCTAAAGTATGGTTTGCGTAGTTCATCAAACACTTCTCTCTTAACCAACATACAACCTGTTCCACCAAATACAATGTGCTTCTTGATAATAAACTCAGCACCATGCCCCTCTTTAGTGGTAGGATAATCAGCCATTACAACGGCCACGTCCATATCTAACATCTTCTTAAGAGTATCGGGGCGTAGTATCATGTCATCTTCTACAAACCACAAATGAGAGATAGTCCCGTTGTCCAATGCTTCATTAGTCGGCACTTCAAAGCAATCAGGTATTGGTAGTCCATGAGCAAAATATAACTTATGTGGTATATCTTTAAGATTGGTTAGTATTTCTTCGGCGGTCTTAGAGAACATAAGTCCACGACTAGGCAGAATGACACCGACTTTTATACCTCTATTAGCGTACAACATTAAAATCTCTCCCATCGTTTAGATATGGTTGGTTATCTTCATTATATGAAATGAACGGAGGTATATCTTCCCAGAACTTCACATTCTTAATGCGATTCAGCGCACCCAAGAACATAGCAGAGTTTTCTGGTGTAATCATACCGGATACTAAATCCTTGCCAACTATTGTTAAGTCCTTTATCTCATGCGCTCCGTTATTAGTATGGACACCACCCAACTGAACTAATTTACGTTGGCCAGCAGTTTTATCAAGTACCATAATAGGAAGTCCTGACGAGTAAAGCACCATGCCAAAGTTAAGGTCATGTAGTCCATAAAATACCTTGTCTAGCATTCTTGGCCAGAAATGTATCGTATCCTTGTCAATAAATGGGTCAAATGTTCTGTTAGTTCGCCATATAGGCTTTTCTAGCTGTTCTAAGACCTGTCTGGCGATTAAGATGAATCCAGTGCCAGTCCAGAACGCAAAGCCTTGTGGGTCATGTAGGCACGTTGAGTCGCCATCTTGCTGAAATGGATAGTCCAATGCTACGACTGGATAATTCTGTGCGAACATCTCTTTTAAGATACCTTTAGGAATTATCATGTCATCTTCGCAAATAAGGACTGCAAAAACGTCAGGATCAGCCAATGCTTTCTCGGTTGGTTCATTGAAGCATTCAGGTAGAGGTCTTGAGTGGGCAAAGTATATCTCGTAGTTAAAATCCTCTAACTCGCCCAGTAGTTCCTCAAAGGTACGACTGAACATAAGTCCCCTTGATGGGAGTATAACTGCGAGTTTATCTTTCACTTAGCCCTCTATTTCGTCGGCTGCTGTGATTGCTCCCATAGATGGATATTCAGCCCGTAGTTCGTCAATCATTTGTTTGACCATTAAGATACCACCTGTGAACTGTTGAACTTGATTCTTGTGTTCAACCATGTTGTTATTACCTTTCATGCGTAAGGCTTCAATCGTACTCTCTTGTAGGCGTGTAGCGTGGACCACATCAACCCTTGCTCGCCATTGTGCTGCTTGAAGTTCGTGTAATTGTGCTTCAAGGAACGCAATCTTCTGTCTTGGGTGTAATTCTGCTTCCTTTGGAATCTTAAACTCTTTGACTGTTGCCTTATCTACTGCTAGTGGACTTTTCATCTGTTGCTCCTTATTTATATAGCCCAATAATAACATAATGTTTGTTAATATGTGTTACATTTTACACAACAGCAAGACAAAAAGAACCCCACATTTCTGTGGGGAACTTCTTGGGTGAATCAGCAGGATTTCTTCGGCTTCTTCATCTCTTTGCGAGGCTTCATACCTTTACCCATAAAGATTACTCCTTATAGATTAAGATTTTAGCTTGAAACCGAAGCCGCTGCGTAACTGTGTGTGTCCAAATAGAACATCAACAGTGACCAACCAACCCAAGTATTCTTGCTTGTATTGAGCCTGTGTGCGTGGTTGTAGTTGCATAGCAACTGCCCATGCGTCTTTGTGGAAGAACAGGTGATTGTATTCATCAGTTGCAGTGTCTAGGTAAACTAGATTCTGGCTCATAAATACCTTAGCACCATAGATGCTTCCGATTTGGCCGTTAGCAATGCTGTTTGTAGAACCACCAACTCCAAGTGCGTCGTATCGGACATACTTGTCGATTGCTAGTAATTCTGCTTCACCTTTAGGGTGAACAACGATTGAACGATCTGAACGTGGGGCTTTAGCTTCGCTTAGGTAGCGGTTGACACAAAGAATGAGGTTGTCATTCAAAGCTGTGCCGTATGCGCCGTAGCCGGTGAAAGCTGTGGTCATTGCGGTTGCCAATGCGCTATCAATCTTCTCTGCGATTGCGTAAGCGGCAGCTTGTGTGTAGTCGCTTCGTAGTTCGTAAGCTGATTGAATCTTAGCTAAGTCTTCAACAATGAATGAACTTTCGTAGTGTTGGTTCAATGTGATTGTTGTCTTTGTCTCTGTGTTGTAGTTCAAAGTAACTACTGTGTTTTGTGATTTCAAGTTTGCAGCGATTGCTGAAACATTTGGAATCTCTAACGTCTGACCTGAACTTGTGACATCTGCATCATAGTGTTTGATGAGTGGCAAAAGAACCAAATTGCTCTTGACGAACATTAAGGCTTCTTTGCTCCAGATGTTTGGTCGGAAAGCACCGGCAGCAGTTGCGCCAATGTTTACATTTCCTGAACCAAATG